CTCGGCTACGCCTCGGCCCTGACAAGGGCCGCACTGTTATTCGCCTACGGCTCATATTGTACACACACAATCTGCTAAATGTGTGTCTTGCGACACGCCGTATGCTAGACTCCGATAATGACAACTCTGGTAGGAATCCAAGGACCTGACTTCGTAGTACTTGCTGCTGATAGCCAAATCACCGATAACGATCAGCGCGTTATCAGTACGCAAACTCCGAAGATCGTGCGTGTGGGTAAGTACATTCTTGGCGTAACTGGTGACTCACGACCAGGAGATATCCTGATCTATAACTGGAAGCCTCCGGTATATAAAGGAACCGATTCCGTCGAGTGGATGGGTAAAAGAATAATCCCAAGCATCCAGCAAGCCTTGAAAGATAATGGATACGAGATGGATAAGGAAGCGAGCTTCTGCTATCTACTCGCCTTTGATTCAATGCTGTTCTCTATCGGCCCGGACTTGTCATTTAACGCAAGTGAGCACGGTCTATTCACCGCAGGAAGTGGCGGTCCTTATGCACTCGGTTACCTTTATTCTTTGAAGCCACACTCGTATAAGACGATGCTTATGGCAAGAGTCGTGGCAGAAAGAGCAGTAAAGATCGCGTCGGTTCTTGACATCAATACCTGTCCACCGATACAAATAGTCACTCAACAGAGAGGATGAGAAAGATGCTTGAATTTCTATTCGGTTTGCTAATTGGTTTCGTCGGGGCGTATGCTCTTGACTATTACCTGACAAAGAGAGATGAGCGATGACATACGAAGAACTGCTAGCAGATATAGCAAGTAAGAATTACAGAGAGAGCAGAACTCCAGAGACTCCATATGCTGCACTAGCTTCAGTAGTTGAACTGTGCAAGGACTGGCAAACCCTAGGTAATAGTTCTGTTGATATAACAGAAGTTATTTCCGCTATCGAAAAGGAACTTGCGTGATTACAGATCCGAAGGAATTACTACTGCACGTACTGCACTCTAAAGATGCAGGGCGTGACCGTAGTAAGCAGACACAGGTAGGTCCATCAGAGATTGGTGGCTGCCGTCGTAAGGTTTGGTACCGACTTAATGCACAGCCAGAGACTAACGATAACCAATCAAAGCTGGCAGCAATTATGGGTACTGCTATCCACGCTGCTATCGAAGATGCAATCACCACACTAGATCCAGAAGGTAAAGATTACTTAGTAGAGACAGCAGTTGAGTATGGTGATATGAAAGCACACGTAGATTTATTTGTACCGGGTATCGGTGCGGTCATTGACTGGAAGACAAGCAAGGTAAAGAACCTTAGTTACTTCCCGTCAGCGCAACAACGCTGGCAGGTGCAGGTCTATGGTTATTTGCTATCCAAGAACGGTCACGAAGTTAAGACAGTTAACCTGGTAGCGATTGCACGCGATGGTGATGAGCGAGATATCAAAGTCCACTCTGAACCATATGATGAAGTTTCTGCGCTAGAAGCGCTGCAATGGTTGGCTAACGTAAAGGCTTTGCAAGAAGCACCAGCACCTGAGAAGGATGCAAACTTCTGCAAGAACTATTGCCAGTACTACGACGCATCCGGTGAGATGGGTTGTGTAGGTTTAATAAAAGAACGTATCGTCCTCAGTGAAGTCGTGATTGAGGACGCACAGGTTGACACTCACGCATTGATGTATCTGCAGTTGGATGAGAAGATTAAAGAACTGGAGAAAGAAAAGGATTCCTTGAAGTCATCCTTCGAGGGAACTACTGGCGTTACTGCTAGTGGTATTCAGATCAGTTGGACTTCCGTTAAAGGTCGTGAGACAGTTGACTCTGAACAAGTAGAAAAACTATTGGGCTTTGTACCGAAGTTAGTTGGTAAAGAGTCCATTAGATTAAACATCAAACCAAGTGGAGGAAAGTAATATGGCTGCACCAGAATCAACTAAGTTCCAGATTAACTACAAGTTAGCTGACGGAACATTGATTAACCTATACGCATCATCAGTATCAGAACTTGAGTCAGGTCTTGCAGATCTTGCAATGAACGCACTTAACATCCGCACCACCGGTCACGATCTATCAGGTGGCGCAGTAGCGCCAGCACCTGTAGCGGCACCTGCGCCAACAGTTGCAGCAGTTGCTGCATCATTTAATGCAACACCAGTTGCTGCTCCTGCAGCAGATGGTTCACAAATCTGCCGTCACGGACAGATGGCCTTCCGTTCAGGTACATCAGCAAAGGGTCCTTGGAAGGGCTATATGTGTGCTGCACCAAAGGGTGCAACAGATAAGTGCGAGACTATCTGGATCCGATAATCTATGCGCGATCCGGGGTTGTATGAGAACCCCGCTTGCGCTTCAGTAGGTGGAGATTTCTGGTTTCCTGAGAAACACGATGGAACTAGCAACTCAACTGAAATGCTTATGGCTATTTCCATATGCAAAGGTTGTCCTCACCGTACCGAATGTGCAGAATGGGGAATTCAGAAGGAACGCTTTGGAATCTGGGGCGGGATAACTGAAAGACAGAGACGGTTAATCCGTCAACAAAAGAATATTACGTTGAGAGGGGAAGACGTTGCTTGACTTATCACGTGCCTGGAGTGGGGTGCTTACCAAAGCAACACCACTTCCGGACGTGTGGCAGGCGCTGTCAGCAAAGCAGATTAAGTTCCGTCGAGGACAAGTCTGTATGGTAGCTGCTGCACCTAACGCTGGTAAGTCTATGTTTGCTCTTATCTATGCGATGAAAGCAAATGTGTCAACGCTTTTCTTCTCGGCAGATACAGACACCACAACTGTAATGATGAGAGCAGCATCTGCTGCATCTGGTCATTCACAGGTATCAGTAGAAGCAAACTTATCTAAGGATAAGCACTACTACGATAAACACTTTGGCAAACTAGATCATATTAAATGGGTCTTTGATTCGTCACCATCACTAGACGATATCGAGTTAGAGATCAGAGCATACGTGGAGTTATATGGCGAGGCTCCCGAACTAATAGTTATAGATAACTTAATGAACGTGGCAGCAGAGACTGACAATGAGTGGGCTGGCTTACGTGCGATAATGATGGAACTCCACGATATGGCACGTAAGACCGAAGCCTGTGTACTTGTACTGCACCACGTATCTGAGCAGAGTGAGTATGGATCACCATCTAAACCACCTGCCAGACGTGCTATTCACGGTAAGGTGAGTCAGTTGCCGGCGTTAATCCTAACGCTTGGCTATGACCCATCAAACGGTGAACTAAAGGTGGCTGCTGTGAAGAACCGTTTTGGTCCACACTTTGCAGACGCTAGTGACTTCGTAACGCTGTTCGTAAACTACGCAGCCTGTCAGATATCTGATAAAAATGCGTGGGGTGTTATGCTAAGAAATGATGTAATAGCTGGATACCAAGGCAACTACGCAGAACAACCATAGATAGGAATTAGAATGAGTGATGTCGAAAGAGAAGTAGCGATACTTAAAGTTGACTTGGCTAACTTCTTCAACGCGATGATCCAGTCCGGCATCGTTGAGATAGTCAAGGATGAAGAAGGACAGATGGTTTACAAAACCAACAAGGTTGTACTGGTAGATGAGTCAGTACAACAAGACTAAGGGTTCTCAGTTTGAGACAGATGTAATGAGGTGGCTCCGCAAAATGGGAGCCATAGCAGAACGTCTGACTAAAGCTGGGGCAAAGGATGAGGGCGACATCGTTACTGTTATCGCAGGGGAAACTTACATCCTTGAACTAAAGAACAGGCAGACGCTCACCCTGCCGCAGTTCTGGAAAGAAGCACAAGTTGAGGCGTTTAACTATGCTAAGGCTAGGGATCTTGGGGAAGTTCCACTGTCTTATGTCATAGTTAAGCGTCGCAACGCTCCCATAGAACAAGCGTGGGTAATTCAAGATCTAACACAGTGGTTAAAGGAGAAGAAAATGCCAGTACCAGAAGGTGAAATCACCACATCAGACATACTAAGCACTGATGAAGAAGTAGTAGAACTTGCACCAGATGAGGAAGAAGATCAAGCGTGATCTGCTCGAACTGTCTTAAAGCCGGCGAAGAAAACAAGGCTAACCATATAAAGCGTGCAGCACACTGGCACGAGAAGTGCGAGGGGTGTGTATGCCAGCACAAGACTGGACAAGGTTGGGTAAAGGTCGAGGGAGAAAGAACTCCGCTGATGCAAATTCAATCCCCATAGCACCAATCGTTTCCTACTTCGGTGGGGAAGTCCGAGAAGGAGCCGATGTATCAGTTAAGTGTTGCTTGCATAGTGACACCCGCAGGTCTGCTGTAATAAATACTTACAATAATTTGTACTTCTGCCACACCTGCGGCAGAGGTGGTAACGCAGTCAGTATTGTCTGCATCATAGAGAACTTGGAGTTTAAGGATGGCCTCAAACGCGCAGTCGAAATTGCTACTGGAAGCGGCGCAGCGATACGCTCAAGAGGTAAGTCCGGAAGTTCTAGTCGCTCTAGACGAACGTGGAATATCTGAACTTGTAGCAGCTAAGTTCCAACTTGGCACAGTTACAGAGCCGATCAACGGTCACGAGATGTATGAAGGATGGATATCTATCCCTTACATCACCGCTAATGGCGGTTGCGTAGGCTTTAAGTTCCGGCGCATTGACGATGGCAAGCCTAAGTATGGTTCACCTACTGGGCAGAAGGCACACCTGTACAACGTGGCAGATGTGCTGCCGCTATCGCCATACATAGTTGTATGCGAAGGTGAGTTAGATGCTGTGATTACTAGCGGGATGGTAGGTATTCCAGCAGTTGGAGTACCTGGCGTGCAGTCTTGGAAGCCACACTTTCCTAAGTTATTTACAGGTTATGAAACGGTCTACGTTGTGGGCGATAACGATATAAAAGAAGATGGATCTAACCCTGGTGCTGACTTCTCTAAGCGTGTCGCTAACGAGATAGTTAACTCACAAATTGTTACACTACCTGCGGGTATGGATATAAACGATTACTACTTAGCATACGGGGCAGATGCCACCAGAACCCTGCTAATAGGCGAACTGAAAGGATGAGTAAAGAAGAATGGCAACAGATGATACAGACTTTGCAGCATATGGGCTTTCAGATCCTAGAGATAAATACGGAAGCAGAGACAATTCTCTTGCGCCCTATACCGACAAGGTAGACGAAGCCTTTGTCGCAGATGTCTGGCGTATTATGGATTCAGCAGGTAACTTACTCATTCGTAAACACCACGACTACGGCCCAAAGAATATTGCTCACTCACCAGGTGGACCACTTAATGGTTTGCGTG